TACACGTGCAAAAGTTACTTGCGTATTTGGAACAGCTGCAACAGGTGATACTATCTACACAGCACAGGGATTCATTGCATCAATCGAGCAATCAGGTGAAATGGAGGCTGCTGTAACATTCAGCGGATCAATCACATTGACAGGTGCAATTGTAGGATCTACATTGTAATTTGTTAAATTATAAAATAACCCGACATCATAAACGGTGTCGGGTTTACAAGTTTTAAAACCTAAACAATAAAATAAAATGACAGCACCTATTAGGCAGCGCGGATATTGCTCAATTAATATTGGTGGCAAAATTCGCACATTACATTTCAGCATGAATTTTTGGGCCGTATTTGAGGAAACATCAGGATTCTCAATTTCGGAAATTGATAAAGTATTTGGCAATGGCATTTCATTATCAAATATTAGATCATTAGTGTATTCAGGATTAGTTGCGTATGATCAGGAAAATGGCAATGAAATTGATTACAATATTTATCAGGTAGGTGCATGGATGGATGATGTAGATTCAAATATTTTAGAAACGTTAATTAGCACATTGCTTGAAAGCCGTGTATTAGGAAATGATCTAAATGCAGGGATGCGCAGGAACGTTGAAAAATCCACAAAAAACCCAAAGCTGAGGAAACCCTAACATGGGCGCGAATGCTTGATTTTTACATTGGTCAAGCAGGAATCCCACCTGATCAGTTTTGGATTAATACGTGGCGCGAAAATGCGTTGTTAGGGGAATCATATACAATAAATTTAAATTTACATTGGGAAATGCACAGGTTTGTGTCAACAATGGTGGTAAATACTAAGGCTACAAAGCGGAGCCAAATGATTACCCCTGATAAACTATTCCCATTGCCACAGGATGCATTTGCAGAAAAGGGCAAACCAAAAAGCACACCTGCGCAATACGCGGATTTTTTAAATCAAATCGAAAAAAGTCAATCTAAAAAATAGGTTGGCTTTTTTGCTAACTTTGGACTATGGCAGATAATACATTAAAGGTACTTTTAAGCGGAGATTCAAAGGAATTGGATGCCGCATTGTCGAGAGCAGATAAAAAACTAAAAGAATTTGGCGATAGGGCCAAAGAAATTGGTAAAAGTTTATCTGTATCGTTGACAGCACCATTGGCAATTGCAGGTGGAGCGGCAATTAAAATGGCATCCGATTATGAAGAATCATTAAATAAAGTATCGGTTGCATTTAAGGGTTCATCAAATGATGTAAAAGCATTTGCAAAAACCACACTAACATCATTTGGTATTGCTGAGGGTACAGCCTTAGATATGGCTGCGCTATTTGGTGACATGGCCACATCAATGGGCTTATCTACAAAAGAAGCTGCGGTAATGTCAAAATCATTAGTTGGTTTAGCTGGTGACATGGCATCATTTAAAAACATGAATATTGAGGAGGTCACAACGGCCCTTAATGGAGTGTTTACAGGTGAAACAGAATCGTTAAAACGTTTGGGTATTGTAATGACTGAGGCCAATGTAAAAGCATTTGCATTGTCTAAGGGAATCACGGCCAAATATGAGGCAATGTCGCAGGGTGAAAAAGTCATGTTACGTTATCAATACGTAATGAGTAGCACGACAAATGCACAAGGTGATTTTGCACGTACAAGCGATGGCGCAGCCAATCAAATGCGCATATTCCAAGAAACCATGAAGGAACTTGGAGTCACATTTGGACAAGTTGTTTTACCTGCTGTCACAAAAGTAATACATGCTTTAAATGGCATGTTAAGTTATTTAAAAGAGTTACCACCAGCAACAAAATTATTTATAACAGGTGCCGCAGGAATTGCAGCTTTAGCTGGACCATTTCTTTATTTAGCTGGAACCGTAATACCAAAAGTAATTACAGGTGTAAAATTATTACGTATTGCATTTGCTAATTTAGGAACAACAATAAAAGCCGCAGGAATTATTGGTCTTATTTCGGCAATGGCTGGGGCGGCATTAGAACAACAATCAGCATTAAGTGGGGCAAATGATGCTTTAGCAAAATTAAGTGATGAAGAAAAAACAAATGCAAATGCAATAAGGTCAAAAAATAAAGAGTTATATGCATCAATAACAGCCTATGAAGTATTAAGAAAATCTGCTGCGCAACAGGATGCAATTTATAAAGCACAAACAAATCAGGATCGAAATACTGCCAAAACTTATGAGGACAAAATTGCAGCAGCAAAGGCATTTATTGTAGCAAATAGGCAACTATTAAAAACTACAACTGCAACAGCAGGTATTGATCCAACAGGAGGTGGTGTTGATTTAATGCCAAAAGGTGATGGTGGAAATGGTGATGCCATTAAAGAACAATATGGATTAGCTGCATCAATTCAATCATTAGCAGAAAAAGTTGCTGACGCAAGAAAAGAAACTTTAGCTTTAAAAAACGAATTTCTAGAATTACGTTGGCCATCTTTAGGTGATCCATTAAAGGCATTAGGTTATGATGTAGCTGAGGTTACTGAAAAGATTAAAACACCTTTTCAAATAATGAATGAAAGCATCCAAGAAAGTTCAAGAATAATTGCTGAGGATTTGGCATTGAAACAACAGGAATTTGATTTAATAATGGTTAAAGGCCAAACAATGGCTGAGGCTGTTTCAGGTGCATTTGGAGTTTTAGGTCAAAGCATTATGTCTTCAATGGGTGAAGCCACAACAGGTTTGGGTAGATTTTTACAAGGAATGGCCCAAACAACATTGCAATTAGCGCAATATGTGATCAAAGAAATTATCATGCAAAAAGCATTGGCAATGGCAACGGCCACAGCTAATGCAACAAAATCAGCATCAGCAACAGGACCGGCAGCTGTATTTACACAGCCTGCATTTATGGCCATGGCAATTGGTGGTGTATTGTCATCATTTGCATCAATTCCAAAGTTTGCAGCAGGTGGTATTGTTAGCGGCCCGACCATGGGTATCATGGGTGAGTACGCAGGGGCACGATCAAATCCTGAGGTAATTGCACCATTGAACAAATTACAAGGGATGTTAGATACAGGTGGAGGCGGTGGCGCATTTACGTTGGAAACAAAGGTAAGCGGACAGGATTTATTGTTGGTATTACAAAGAGCAGAAAAGCAAAATAAACGACTAGGATAATGGCATACGGTGTAAAATATCGGTTGGATTTTTCGGATGTTAGATCACGAAAACGCAGGGTTGAAATATTAAAAAAAGATTATGGTGGTGCGGTATTGCCAATGATTGGAACTGATGAACCTGTAATAATTGAGTGGAAGGCAGATGATGATTTTTATGAACCATTAATTGGATCACAATGCCAGCTAAATTTATGGGTAACAGATGATGTCACGTATGATCAATTTTATCTTTTTAATGAGCAAGAATATTCTGTAAAAGTTTACTACGAATCTGCACCTGATGTTTACACATTATATTGGAATGGCTGGATTGCAAATGACATTTATTCCGAGGCCATAACATCAACACCGTACAAATTAACCGTAAATGCCAATGATGGTTTAGGATCATTAGAGGCATTTGATTCATGGTTTCCAGCAGTTGGTGAAGCTGATCCAAAATTGTGGAAATTTATCTATAAAAATTTAGAGAAAATTGGATTAGGATTTGATATATGGATTAGCAATGACATTAGAATATCAACTGAATCAATTTGGAATAACGTTTTCGATGATGTAAGTATTTACAAAGAAGGTGTTTTTCAGGATAATTACATTATTCAGAATGCAAAGAAAGTTTTAAGATCAATTTTAATTGCATTTAATTGTAAAATTTATCAGGCTTATGGCCGTTGGATTATTGCCAATGCATCCAGCTATGGTGATCAGCGAGTGATTACAGGAATACAAAATGGATCATTATCAGGTGCTGGAATATTGGCAGCAAAGCAAGGCTATTTAAACAGCGGATCAGAGGATATTAAATTTGAAATTTACAACGCAGCTGGGGCCAACACCGGTGGAATTACTGATAATTACATCAGAATTGTGCCACAATTTTTTAAAGCAATCAATAACAATTTAACTAGATTAATTAAACGGCCATTGCGCAGGTACCAAGAAATTCTAAATATTAAACAAAAACGAATTGACAGCAATTTAAATGCATCATTTGAATTTGATTTGGAGAATATGGGAATAGTTGGTGGATATACTATTTCTGATCAATCATTTGCAGGTCGTAAGGCATTACGATTTACGGATTATGTAACAGGTGGAACACCTGTTTATGATACTAAGGTATTTTCAATTGATGCATCAAACGCAGTTCAAGGGGACCAATATCAATTATTAGTTTCAGTTAATATAAACAAAGGTGGATCTGATAACAGAATACCTTATTTCATACGTATATTTTTGGATGGGTTATATTATTATGTTGATTCAGAAAGAAATTGGGCAAATTCACCTGTTATAGTTTGGAATGAATTTAAAGTAATTGGAAACGGAACATTTGAATCATTTAGAGTTACAACAAAAGCCGCACCAAATAATGGTCAACTTGAAATAGGAATTGGCGCACCTTATTTATTTGATATAGGTCAATACACAGCAACATTCATTGATAATTTTGCCATACGAAATATTAATAGTGAATTAAACAGATATAATGAGGCATACGCAATTCGTGAACAATTAGGAACATTTATTGCATCTGATGTATTAGAGCATGATAATATTTATGTGGCTAATGTTGGCGAGATAGTTTTTTGGGGTGCATTTATTAATTTACCATTATTTAGGCGCGCACAGGATAACACAGGAAGGTTTCTTGAAGAAATTGTGACACAGCAACGTTTAAATGATTTCCGTGAGTATTGCAAAACGTATGAGGGGGATTTGTCATCTGCCAGCCAATATTTGGTTTTAAGCATGATGAACAAGGTGTATTTTAAATTCAATACATTTACCGAAACGGATTCAGCAATCATGGATAATATGAAATTTATGGTTAAATCAGATGTATATTCTATTAATTGCCACGTGCCTAATAATTACACAGATGTTGCATCAACATATCGTTTAAGTTATCAAGAATAAGGTTTAAGAGAGTGATTGCGTAAATGGGCCGATCATTGGTCGGCTCGTTTATTTATTGTTAGGTTAAATGATGCAAAAAGGTCACAGATAGTGTTTGTGGCCTTTTTTGTTTTTAGTAATGGTTTTGCAATTATGTTAATGGCTAACTTTGGGAAACTAAATCACGCACATGACTGCTGAATACGAAGAAAAAATTGAATCAATTCGCAATCATTATTATTCATCACAGCTGCCATTAAAGGCTTTTTATGCTGAATTTCATTTAAATTACGGCTACGCATTGCCAAAAGGATTACGGGATGCAATGATTAAAAACGGGATTACGATGAAAGCTAGGACCGATTTTTTGATTAATAATGATGCACCTAAAAAAATACAAATAAAGGAGTTTAACATTTCGGAAATAACTGATTTTGGAATACAGCCATCAATTGGCAAGGATTATTTATCGCACAAACTGCCTGAAAAAATAAAAAAGGTTGGGATCATGTCGGACATTCATTTTCCGTTTCATTCCATGGAGGCATTGATCTGCGCAATTAAGCATTTACGTGATCAGCGAATCGATTGCCTGTATCTAAATGGCGACATATTCGATTTTTATTCGATTTCGCGCCATGAAAAAGACAAAGATCTTAGGGATTTCCCACGTGAGGTTGAATTGTGCCGTGATTTTGTGCGCAAGCTGCGTGATATATTTCCAAGCATTCCGATTTACTATAAAATGGGAAACCATGAGGACAGGTATGCGAGATCGCTGGCTGTTCAAGCTGAGGAATTTGCACAGATCCATGATCTACAATTCGAAGTGTTTTTTCATTTGGACAAATTAGGGTTTATTATGGTTGACACATGGCAAGGTATGGAAATGGGTGATCTGTTGGTCCTGCACGGTCATGAATTGTACGGTGGAGGCGGTGCAAATCCAAGCCAAAACCTATTTAATAAGGTCCTGTGTAACACATTAATTGGCCATGTACACAGAACATCCACAACACAAAGAAAAACAGGTTTTAAGGAGTTTATTAATACGTATTCAACAGGATGTTTGACAGCATTATCGCCAAAGTATATGCCATTTAGCCAACACAATCACGGTTTTGCTATGGTTGAAATAGAAAATGGCAAAAGTAAGGTGACAAATTATCAAATAAAAGACGGAAAAATCGTTTAAATTTGTTTTCATTAGTTTGGTTTGTAATAAAAAAGAAATTGGCGGATATATTATCTGCCTTTTTTCATGCCCTAAATAAAATTTATTTAAATTTATTTTGGTGGTATGGTTTATTATGTTAATTTTGGTGCATTACTAACAAAAAAAAACGACAACAAAATGAAAAATCAAGAAAGATTATCTTATTTATTAAAAACAAAGCCATTGATTACAAATGCAATCGATGCCGAAAGCGTTACACGAGAATTGTGCATTCTTATTAATGGAAAACACAACAGCCAATGGTGTATTGATTTTTTTACAATGAATTTTCCTAATATGCTTAAATGTAAAATGGCTAAAATTTTATTAGGTCAAGAAGAAAAAACACAAGCATATTATTATCAGCCAAATAAATTTTAATAATACCGAGCCATGGCGGATTCCATGGCAATTTATAAAACCAAACAATAATGAAAAAAGCAATCGAGTACATCATCGAAAACCACAAATCGGATCCCTATGTGATCCCAGCATCGTTGCTAGTTGCAGCTGCATTTTACGTGTTTTATTTTCACATTTTAGCCATCATATCATAATGTTTACACTACGATTTACATTTAGGGATTTGAATGGTGAATATTACACGATCAAATCGTTTGAAACCACCAATGAGGTGAAATCATATTTGGACAAAGAATATCGGCTTTACAAGGGCCGTTGTATGGGCATGGTAGATTATGCCGATTATTTACAGGAATTAAAATCAAAAAATAATGGAACGATTAAAAAAAATGAATATGTATCAACAGGTGGCCGACAATTTAAATAAGAAAGGGATTCTGCCATTTTCCGCACGGGAATGGACATC